TGCATATTGAAGAACTGTTTCTTGAATACTTCTATCTATATGATAATGTAAATTGTCGGCTACGGCTGCGTTTAAATCCAAGAATACAGAAAAAACTGAAGCATCATTGAAGTTATCAATCAATTCTGGATAATAAGTTTTTGTGTAATTAATTAATTCCTGACGAATTGCTTGGAAATCCCTTACGGTATATGATATTCTTCTTTGAGCCATTTATGTTAAATATTAAGTATTATAAAATCTTTTGAATTAAAAACGTCATTAGTTATAGAATAATCAATTCTTACCGTAGCTGTATACTCAGTAACATCTTGATTTGTCATTTGTAGTTGTGGATTAATAACATTTCCTGCTGTTGTTACAGTTGCTCCAGCCGCTTCACCAGTTGGTGCAGATATATTAATATTTGTTAATTGTAGTTGAGGCATAAATTTCTCAACAGAATCTCTTATTTCAGATTCAATGTTTTTAAAAGTTGGTCCATCCAAAGGTTCAAAAATGTATTCCAACAATCCAGTACCAAAATCAGGTAAAAAATATCTTGTACCTTTTCTTGTTAATAACAAGTGAATCAAATTACTCCTAATTTCTTCCGCAGGGTAATCTGAAAGGTCCAAATACTTACCATTATACGATTCTACGAAAGGAAAAGTTAATCCATATGTTTTACCATCAGCCATTATCTATAAATATAGTTGTATTTCCTTTTTTGTATTTAGGAAAATAAGGACAATGTCTACAACCTGAACCACAACAAGAACCTCTTTCCAAATGAAATTCTTCGGTAAAGACATATTTTCCATCTTCAATATAAAATGAAGAAGGGAGAAGTATTACCTTCTCCCCTCCATTTTTATCGTTATTATTAATATTACTTGATTTCACAAGCTCCACCAGCACAAGCCAATTCACCACTCAAATCTGTGTTGTCTTGTAATTCAACAACTTTTGATAAGTCAATTGTGTGAAGTTTAGCGAATAATCTTTCATATTCTTCTTTTGTACAGTCTTCAAATGGTGCTTGAATGTAACTTCCGCCATCGTGAGGTAATACAGATAAACCATTGTAGAAGTCACGGTTTTCCCACATCCACTCACCTGCCAATTCCCAATCTTCGTTTTTCAAACTGATTGTTGCTGATACGTTGTGTGTGTTTGAACCAGTTCTGTGACCAGGTCTTACCCACTCTTGTGTGATTTTCTTAACACGGTCCAACAATTGGAATGGAGATTCTGTTCTCAAAATTGCTCCTTCAGGAGATTTTTGTGGAACTGAAATAACTGCCGTGTCGTGTGGACGGAAGAATTCATCTTCAACCAACTCAGGGTGATACATTGCCAAGTATTGGTAAATTGCTTCGTTCTTACCAACACGGATTCTACGAAGGTAATAATCGTTGTGCCATGCGTGGATACCTGAAGATGTTCCCAATGTCAAAGATGTTGTCCCTGCTGGTTTTACGGTAGTTGTACGAGCCGACTTGTTAATACCAATCAACTCAGCAACTCTTGCGTTTTCTTCTTTAACAAGTTTAGCCGCTTCTTTCATGTTATAACCCAATACAACACCTGAACCGATACCTGTCATAGATACACCAATCAACGCTTCCTTTTCAGTTGTACGTTTCCATACGTCTCTCAAGTAATGGAAATCAGTATAACCTGCTTGAAGTGTTCCAATGAAAGTCGCCGCTTTAACACGGTTATTCAAATCTTCTTGTGATTCAATGTCAGAAACATTTACCTCACATAAGTTACAGAATTGGTTTGGTCTCAATGCTATCTCACAACATGGATTAGTACCCCAATCTTTATCATTGGTGAAATAGATTCCAGGTTCACCTGCTCCTGATGCTTCAACCCTTTTCCACAAGTCCATGAAGAAATCTTTTGTAATTTTATGTCTAACCAAAGCCGCTGAATTGTTAGCCCTACCTCTTTGTGGATTTGTTTCCCACCAAGAACCTGATTTACAAGCAATCATCTCGTTGTCATCAGCTGAGAATAAAGAAATCAAAGCCGCCCTACGAATACCACCAGCAAGAACTGCGTCTGCAATGTGACATATCATATCGTGAACTTCAATTGATGATAATTTTTGACCATCTTCTTTTGCGTCCAACATACCTTTCAATTTGTGAATACAATCTTTCAAAGGTTGAGGACCCGGTGCCTTACCACCTGATGTTACAAGTTGTGCCCCCTTTGGTCTAACGTCTGAAAAATCAAACTCAGGTGTTGACAAATGCTCACCAAAGTAAGATTTCATTAACACTTTAATTGCATCAGCCCATCCTTCAATAGAATCCCCAACCAAGAATCTTCTTGTTCTATTTGGGTTAGGTTTTCTAATTTCAGGAAGTTTTTCTACGTGATGTTTTTGAACTGAATATCCTACTCCAGTTCCACCTAATAACAAGAACATTGTTTCTGAAAATGCGTCCAAGTGGTCAATAGGAAGGTAAGCACAGTTGTAGATTCTGTTTGGAGAAATCTCAATTGGTTTACCACCAAATTGCATTGACCTCATTGAAGGTAATACTTTTTTAGTATACACATAATGATACACGTCCACAATCTCACTTGCAATGTGGGGGTATTTCTTAATGTGCATATTCATGTTTCTTGTTACAAGCTCTTCCCAAGTTTCTCTTCTTTCCAACTCAGGAATAAATTTTGAATACTTCATGTGAACCGTTAGGTCCGACAATATCTTTTGTGATGCGTCCATTTTATTTAAAATACTATTTTTTTTTATTAATTAAAGTTATTTGGTTGTTGTACTCGCTCTTTTCTTTTCTCCATAAGTTCTTTGATTCTATCTCTGTTTTTCTCTTCTTTCTTTTCTTCAAATCCTAAGAAGGTAACAGAACTTTCAGTATCAATTTCCAACAATTCGTTGTTGAACTTACAGTTTTCAAAGATAACCCCATCTTTACCCACACGAGACTTGGTAATTGCGATGGTTGCTAAATTCATTTCTTTTTGTTGTAAAGTTTTAGCCACGGAAATGATAACGTGTCCAACTTGTGCCTTTTTAATAGAACCACCCATTTGGTCGGTGGTTACAACCTCAGAAGATATAGAGCTTCTGTTACCCTGTGTTGCGGTCCATCCCACTACGCCAAGTTCATGACACATAGCTTCGTAACCTCTCATAACGGAACCCTCACTTTTCCACTCATCACCCATATTTCTGTCAGGTACAATACAATCAATATAATCTAAAACAATCATATCAATCTTGTGTCCATCAGCAACCATCTTTCTAATCATGTTCTTAATTTGAGTCATTGTAAATTGGTCTGAAGGTAGTTTTTTCAAGAACAATTTGTTGGTCATTTCTTCTTTGACCTGACGTGCTTTTTCAAGAACTTCTTCACGGTGTAATGGGAGTTCATCAGGTGGTATACCTGTCCACATTGTGAAGTGTTTACGTTGGATTACTTTTGGGTTGTCCTCAAAAAATAACTGAAGAACATTGTAACCATTATTAAATGCTGAGTTAGCAATTTTTGAAAGGACTGTAGTTTTTCCTACACCAGTTGGTGCCAAGATTACACCCAATTCACCTTTTGCCAATCCACCTTTTAATAACTTATCAATGCCAGTAATTCCCATTGGAATTGGATGACGGAAATCTTCGTTCAAAACATCTTCCAAGTTTTGGAAAACATCTTCAATCTTGTTTCCATTTTCTCCTACTTGGAGAGCACTTCTTACGAGTTCTTCAAGTTTGTCATAGTTTTCAAATTCTCCACTATCAAGTATTTTTTGTGATTTGGTGATTGCCTTTTGAAGCTCTTGTTGTTTACAGAACTTCAATGATTTTTCTTGTACAAACGATGCTCCTTCAGTAGACGCAGTTTGTATCTGTTTGATAGTGTCGTTTAGAATTTTCAACATCAACTCTTGTGGAAACTCACTTTTCACCATTTGTGAAAGTGTTTCGTATGATGGAGTACAATCGTATTTTACATAGTACTCCTTCACCAATTGGAGAAGTGTTTTGAAATATTTGTTTTCAAAGTGTGAGGGTTCAATTACATCAATGATAGAATGTGAGAAGTCCTTATCTAAGATAATCTGATTTAATAATTGTAGTTGAAACGTGTTACCTAGATACTCAAAATTCTTGTTTGACATAATTAAAATTCCCTTGTTAGTTTTGATAAATACTATTAGATTAAGCTATAAGTCATATAACTTGTAACAAATTTTTCGTCTGAAAAAATGTCAGTTAAGTCCTTCAATACACTTTTTACTTGCTGGCGTATGTCTACGGTGTATCTTATTTTAGGTGGGAACAATTTAGCGTCCAAAATTCTATGACAAATTGTCTGTTCTCCTACCTTTATTAAAAAGTTAAATGTTTCTGGACCCTCAGTATTTGACGTTTGCAAGATACTTGGGTTCTCCAAAATTTCGTCTTTGTTCTCCAAAAGGTATACAACCGAACGCATCTTTTGGCCGTACTCAAACCCGTCTACAAAGTCTTTTAAATACTGATACAATTCCATAGAACTGCGAGCTTGTGGATTGTAATCTCTTACGTTAAAGTAACGTTGGATTACGATGTTGTTGTTCAAGGTAATCAAGAACTCCATTTTAATTACATCTGTTTCTTTCATAATTTTTTTATTTTTCTATTTGTTGTTTGTGTTGTCTTTTTTCTTTTCTTGTCAATTTCATCAAAGGTCGTATAAATTTTATAAATTCATCATCACTCTTACCGAGATATTTGAAGAATCCATCTTCTGTCATCATACGAATTAGATTTTTGTAACCCCTACCTTCAGGGTCTAAAGTGTCGGCATAATATTGTTCAACAAGTACCCTACCTTCGTCAGAAATAAGTGGATTTTGTAAGTCCACGATTTTTTTGTTTGTTTGGTAGAATGATTCTCCGAATTCTCCGTCTTTTGTTTTTCCACTTACAATATTTTTTAAAGTTGTGTTTTTTTTGTCTTGTTCTAAAAGTTCTTCAGCCTTTGTTAAAATATGGTTAAAAGTTACCATAGAATCAAGTATCTCAGGAAAGTATTTCACAATGGTCTTTTCACCCAACCTTAATATACCACTAATGTTATCTGATTTATCACCAGTTAATATCTTAAGAGTCAATACGTTATAGTGTGGAAATTCAGTATCACCAAATTTAACTTTATCACCATTTTTAAATGTGACTTTGGAAATTGGTGAGTAGATTGATGTATGTTTATCAATCAGTTGGAAGTAATCTTTATCTGCCGATAATATTGTTTTTGATTCTTCTTTCGCAATCTGACAATAGTAGGCTATTAAATCATCCGCCTCACATTCAGTTGCTCTTACCTGACGAACAAAACATTCTTCAAGGTATTCTTTTACTCTTTCTTTTTGGATATGGTATGACTCAAGTTTAAACTCGTTCATACTCTGTCTACGGTTTAACTTGTAGTTAGGATATAATTTACGTCTAACGGCAGAGTTGTCGTCACCGTCCCAAAAGACAATAATTTTGTCGTAGTTGTGTTCATCAATTTGTTTTCTGAGGGTATTGATAAAATGAAAGACACCCCCGATATGGTTTCCTTCCACGAAGAGGTCTCTGACCCCATGGAATCCGATTTTAAATAGGTTATCACCATCTACTAAGAGTGTCTTCACAATTTATTGTTTATACTGTTTCACTTTCTTTTTCCTCAAACAAGCTGAAATCTCCGTCAGCCCCAATAATTTCTTTCCAATACTCAGCGTTTTCTTTCTTGTATTGTTCAATAGATACTTTCTCTTCCGCAGCATCTTTTCCTGCCAAGAATCCGTGTGGTGTTACGATGATTTTTCCATCCTCATAACCCAAACCATTGATGTGGTTTTTCATAACAGAAACTTTAGTACGGATTGCAAACTTAACAGTTCTTTTGTCTTTTGTTGCAGAAATTTTGTTTGTTCCCGCACCTTTTTGATTACCAAACAAGAATACCAAAGATGAGTTTAACCAAATCGCCTCACCACCTTTTGCTTTAATCTTTGGTTGTCCAAATGGATTGTCAGGAAGTTCAACCCAAGGTTGGTTAACAATAACTAAACTGTTTTCGTATTTTGAATCAGATTTACGAGAACCTGAAATACGTTGGTTGATACCCATACCAATTTTGTCGGCAAGAACCGCGGCGTTGTGTTGTTTACCACCTTTACCTTCGTAAGTCATCTTACAAGGAACCGAACCTACAGAATCCCAAAGGAATAATAAATCATATTCCAATTCACCTTTTTCTTGAGCATCCAACAAACTATTAATATAATCCGTAATTTGTTCAATGTAAGAAAAGTTGTTGTTGAAAATAAAAAATCCATCCCAATCCAACTCACCTGTTTCGGGGTCAACCACTTCGTCACAATCAAAACCCATAAGTCTTGCGTGTTCAAAACTCCACTTCTGTTCGGTAATAATGAACACGGGAAGAATATTTTGTTTCTGAGCCGATACGGCCGCTTTTACGAGACCCGTTGTCTTACCTGTATCAGAGTGACCCAAGAACATGTTCAAGTGTCCTATGGCGGGTCCTGGTAGTCCTACAGCGTCCAAGAAATCTTTACCCAAGTCAAAGTATCTTTGTGGTTTATACTTCGCCGAAGTTGAGAATTTCTTCTTTACTGAATTAAAATCGTTTTTCTTGATTGCCATGTGTGTTATAAATTAATCATGTATGGTACCATACAAGATACCATACATGATGTTTTGTTTTATTAGAACGGTAAGTCCTCAGCAGGTTCGTCAAATAATTGTGGGTCTGCAGGAGCCGCAGGTGCTGATTTAGAACCACCCATCATCATATCTCCTGAATCACTATACAAGTATTTACCTGTTTCACTATCCCAACGAGGTTCTTCACCACGAGAGATTGCTTCCAAATATTCTACAGGTTTCTTAGAGTAAACATCATTCCATGTCAACTCATCTTTCAACCACTCTTCCATAACATTAGCTGTCTCGTGAAGAGGTGCTGGGTCATCGTGCATAATAGTTTGGATTGTTGTGTAATCTTTTCCACCAGGAGTTTTAGATTTAACCAACTGTACAATAAGGTCTCTACCTTTTTGTGAATCAGTTACATCACCTTTCTGTCTCCAAATTGGAATAATTTTGTCAAGAATACCATCATTCTTGTAATTGTGTTTGAAACGCCAAAACTTTACACCTTCGTCTTCAGCATCACGGTCAATAACCTTTACGATGTAAAATTTACGAGATTTGTATTGTTTAGCCAATTCTTTGTCTGACTCTTTGCCGGTAGACATCAACTCATCGTGAACCTCATTCAAAGGTGAACGCTCATTGTCATTTTTACCTGGGTCATAGAATTTTTGCCATTTACCACCCACTTGTAATTCATGGTACCAAACCTCTTTGAAAGGTGAAGAACCATCGGGTGTAGGAAGGATACGTACTCTACGTTGTCCTTGAGATTGCCCTTGTGGAAGAATACAAGCAAAATACTTTTTCATTCTTTCCTCTTGGGACATTCGGTTAGAGTCTCCGAAAGACTGTGTGTTTTTTTCGTACTGTGAAAGTACTGCGTCAAGTGAACTCATCATGTTTTTTGTTTAATTAGATTGTTTGTTTATAAATTATAGTTGTTTTTTTTCCGTTCGTCAAATTGTTTCGCCAAATAAAAAAGGGCCACAACGTGACCCCTTTAATATAGTAAAAAGTTATTAAAAATCAATTCATTTTAAAAGATGTTCCTGTTGGTTCTGCACCATACATATCAAACGATTTTTTAATATCTGAAGGTACAATGTCTTCAACCTCATCTGAAGTTAATACATATTCATTCTTTCCTGATTTTTGCATATCATCTTGTTTGTCATCAAAAAAACTTGAAAGTTTTTGGTTGAATGGTCCACTATCAAGACTTCTCAATTCTAATTTTTCTTGCGCTGTTTTTGGTCTGTACTGTTCAATCTTTTCTTCCATTGAATTCAATTTGTTAAACACATCATCCATAGCATTTAACTTGGTTTGTAATCCTTCAATTTGTTTGAACATCATGTCAAAATATTCTTGTTGTTTGCTTTCAACATTCTTTTGTGAATTAACTAAATCAGTAATATCCAATTCCTCAGAACTACTTTCACTTTCTTCACTTTTACCATCACCATCAATTTTTTCAACTTCAGTGTCAGTTGTTGTATCAATAACTTCAGGAGCCGCTGGTGGTGCCGATAATGTTGGGTCTCCACCAGGTGCTGCCGCAGGAGCCGCTGCTGGGTCAACAGGTGCTGCCGGGTCCGCAGGTGGTGTGGGTAAATCACCCAAAGCATCTTGTTCTACAATATACTTATTAATAGAATTGTGTCTTTTAATTTCTTCAATAATTTTTTTATCAATCGCCATTTTCTTAACCATTTAATAATTGTTTAACACCTTGTGGTGTTTCAACTTGAACTCTTTTATTTGTTCTTATTGTGTTATCAACTCTTTCAATAAGACCATCTCTGTCTCTAACTGTATAGCAATTACCAGTATCTAAATCACATACTTCGGTAAATCCATTTCCGGCATTTTTTTCTGTGTATCTTGTGTTTTTACCAAGATAATTGTCTAAATGTTGTTTAATATTCATAACTATAGTTTCTTAATAAATATCATTTAAAATTAACAAGTTTATATTTGGCTAATAATTCAACCACATTTTCAGCCTCCTTTTTAAAAGTGTCGTACATGTTTTTATTTGAATCAACCCATTTATTCCATTGTTCATCTGTTTGAAATCTATTTTGTGGCCAATATTTAGTCCATATTGATATCATATTATCAATGTAATCTTTTTTTGTATTCCAAACTAATGAACCGGTATTTCCAGTTGTTACTAATGGTGCAAATAACAAACTTTTAGATAAAACTTGTTCATTAACGTAATAGTCATTAATAAATTTAACTGAATTTGTAAATGATTCACCAGATGTAGTTGTTGTAAATACCGCAGTTGGTTGTCCATACCCATTTTGATTAACTTTACAACCAAATTGTTTTTGGAAATATTTTTCTCTTCCACCATAACTAATTTGTTGTGGGAAACTACCACCACCTAATAGTGTGTTACCTAAATCATAATTGTATGTATATACAGAATTGTCATCGTGACCATTGACATACGCAGTATATAAAATCATAGCTCTTGCTGGACCTAAAGTAGTATTATCTCTAATTATTTTTGCTAAATCAGCAAATGATATTGATTGTTGTGTATTTTCAATTCCAAGAAAGTTTTGATATTTAGGATTTGTTGATAACATATCTGCTTGACATTGTGATGGAAATGCTGAAGAATACACAACATTAGTCTGAATACCATTACCAATAGTAATAACATTTATTGTTGGTTGTGTTGAAGCGACTTCAGTTTCTTTTTGTCTTTTTAATATCTGAACTAATTGTCCCAATAAATTAGCATTAATTGAAACTAATTGTTTTGTTATTAATGGTAATGAATAAATTGGCATCCTAACACCACTAAAAAATGTTTTAAAGTCTCCAGCACTAATTGTATGTTCAACAGATTGAATCATATATGGTCCTCTAAACATTGGTACATTTCTTAAGTTAAAATACATTGTAGGTTGAATCATCGCATTTCCCATTGACTCCACCCTACACTCATAACTTCTATTTTTATATAAATTATACAAACTAACGTTTTGAGTGTTTGTTCTTCTACCACCAGCTTGGTTACCCATGTCAGTGATAACTCGGTTAGCTTCTGTTGTTGCCGCAGCATTATTTTGGTCAAGTTGAATACTATAAAAGACACTTTGGTTTCTAATTCCAAAATCAACATTAAATCCAACAACTTTATTTGATTGTGCCCAATCTGTTTTTGTACTTTTTTGTTCTGAAACTAATGGGTTATCTGAAGCTCTTGATAAATCAAACGCATCCGTTCTCCATCTGTAATCGGCATTTTCTCTCATATCTAAATGCTCACTTGGTTTTCCTGCATAATAACATACAAATTTTGGTTGTGACTCTCGGTAATCAACATCTAAAAAAGTACCAAATAACGAGTTTGCCAAATCATTAGATTTTTCAGGTCTAGGTGCATTTCCTTGAGTAATTTCTCCCGCCCCCCAAAAATTCATATATGCCGGTAATGGCATCATTTGGAATTGGTTGTCAGCAATAATCCTACTTACAAAATCAATAATTCTTGCATCAAGTGATGTGGTTCCTGAAAAGAAATCTTTTAATTTAAAAACATCAACTAATACTTTATCTCCAATATCTCTATTCGCCCTATCTAAAAACATAACATCTTGATATAATGTTCTATCTTTAAATTCACTTCCAGCAATCCACTTGTCGTTAAAAGATTTAAATGTTTCCCAAAGTTCTATTTTGGGTTGCATACCGTCAATTGCAGATAATATTGGTTTTTCAGTTGTCTGTGTATAATCAGGTAATTCTTTTTGTAACGTAAACATTAATTGACCCAAAACATAATTCAGATACTCATCATTATTTGTATAAAAATCATTTATTGCCGTTGTAAAATCCGCCCTTGTATATACACCATTATTTAATGATTTTTGAGTTCCAAAAATTTTGATAAGTGGTGCAAAGTTTTTAACATTTCCTTCAGTAAACTCTACGTTTAATGTTGGGAAAAAGTCAGTATAATAACTTCCTGAATTTGAGTATGTTAATCCTGTTGTTGTTGCAAATCCAATATACGTTTCCATAGCAATCCAAGCGTTTGGATATGCCGCTTTTGACTGTGCTAAGGTTATTTGTGTTACAGCTCCGTTTGTAACAGGAACACTGTTTTGAACATATGCGTTATATGGATAAGGGTCAACAACTTTATTATAGTTTGTAGTATTCAAAGTTGTAAATGTACCAAAGACACGTCTATTAAAATTACTTGGATTTCCGTATTTAAAAACAATATCATAATTCACAAAAGATTGTATTACCGTATTGGCTTGTGTTAATTGAGCATTTCCACAATCAACAACATATTTGTCCGGAGTATCTGTTAATGTAACTGTTGGAACTAACAACATTTGTGACATCAATCCTTGAAAGTTTCTATTGGCATAACTTGAGTTTGCCAAATCTTCAGATGTTAAATCCGTAAACGATTTACAGAAATTTAAAAATTCAATTTCAAACGAATCTAAAATTTCTGTTTTAAACGTTCCAAAAACATCATCAATCTTAGAATACGTCTGGCCAAATTTAACCACATCCTGTATTTCCAAATTTGGATAAACTTCTTTCATGTATTCATTTGGACTTGGTTTTGTAATACTTGATAATTCAAAGTATCCAAAATTTGGTGCCGCCCAAAATGTTCTAACAGAACCATTAAACACCGCCTTGTTATTTTGAACTTCTTGTGTTTGTGTTAATCCTGTTATTGTTTCCGTAAAACATTCACCAATAACTTGGTTATATGTAGTACCAAAACTTGGCATCAACAAAGTTTTATATTGTTGGCTTGAATTGAATTTTGGTGAGTTTTGTGTTTCAAATGTTGTAAAAAAATTGTTAAACTTCAACACTTGATTTGGTGTTGAACTATATCCGTTTTGTGTTGATATTTGAGCATTTGGTATAGCCCCCACAACTAATCCTTGATTAATTGCGGTTTGTATATCTGTATCTGTATATCCCGTTAACAGTTCTTGACCAGTAACTAAAAAATATGTGTCATTAATCATCTTTGGATAAAATCCAAGATTCATTTGTACTTGTTTTAAAGTTAGTGATGGTTGTGATATGGTATCTTGAGCAACAATATTATAATTTTCATTAATTGATGTAAATGTATATTGTTTCTGTAATGATGAACCATCGGGGTCATAAAGATTTGCAACATTCACATTTTTCCAAACAGAATCCAAAATATCTACATTTGTTTCAACATATGTTTTGTAACGGTGCCAAATAGAACCATATTTTATAATCCAAGAATATGGTAATTTATGTACACCACCAAATTTTGTTAAAGTAGTAAATATATAATCTAAAGGTGTAGAATCTTCTGTTGTAATGTTTTTATATTTCTCTCTTAATGTAGCAAGTGGTAATGAATTTAAAAACAAATATGCTGGTAAAACATATGGTGTTGTATTTGTATTGTTTCTATCTTTATTAATACCATCTTGTAAGGCATTAATAAAGAAGGGGGTATTCAACATTGATGTTGTTTGTAAGGCATCAACGTTTCCAGTTTTGGCTTGGTAATTTATTGGTCCTTCAGTTACTAAGAAACTATTATTTAAACGTCTGTCTTTATAAAATTGGTTAAAGGCGGCTAAAGTTCCTGTTGGTGGAGTTCCTGTAATATTTCCCGACCCACCAACGGATAATATTGGTTTGGGTGTTGATAATGTTTGAAGGAAACAATTATTAACAAAAGGTCTATTGTTGTTTAAACTATCAGCACTTTCATAATTGGTGATATATCTTTGGGTATCATTTAAAAATAAACTTTTTGTGGTATCAAAAACATTACCTTTAGATGTTTTTACACCAGCTAAGTTTTCATTTTGCCAATCAGTAATAACAAATGGATATACATCCATTATGTTTGTTTGTGTTGATGATGTTGATTTAATATAGTTTGATAAATTTGTTAACGACTGAACATTCTTATTTGTAGTTGGTTTTGATTTAATAAACGAATCATTTAAAATCGCATAATCATTTTCCGTAATTGTTCTTAAATACTCAGAAGTAAATTCACCTCTAATAAATTGTTGCCAACTAGAACCCGTCCCATCATTTGAAATACTTCTAAGAATTAATGGGAAGTTTTGTGGTGTTAAAGCAAAGTTTTTTAATATTTTAGTTAAGCTTGGACTTGTTGAGTTAAGAGCTGTTCTTATATTTGAAACTTCTAAATCAGACAATGTGTTATATATTGATAATTGTTTTGCACCTGATGTGGATAATCTATCCCAATATGACGCTAATAACACTCTTTCGTAAATTTCATAAATAAATTTAACACTATCATAATCACTATACGGTATATTTGTTGTTGGGAATTCAATACCGTTTACAGTAATTCTACTTATAACATTGGCTTCATTATTACTACCATTTGGACCCAAATCAATACTAGCTCTTTGAGCCAATCCTTTCATATATTCTTCAACAAATTGAACTTCAGGCCAAACTTCATAATTGTTTCCTCTTGTTCTTGATATTTCTGATGGGTCACCAGGATACCTTAACTCAAATCTTTCACCATCAGCATTGTTTGTTTCAACAAAATATTGTGGCCAAGGATATACGGGAATATCTTTTAAAGCGTTTTGGTCGGTTTGTTGTACTAAGTTTTTACTGTCTGTACTAACAGAAGATTTTGTATTATCAAACACCGCATTTTTTCTGATTGGGTTTAACCTTTGACTCCAAGCTTGACTATGAACATCATCCATTAATCTATAAAAAGCTTCAACAGACGCAAATATCATTGCCATAATATTTCTCATGGTTGGTTTAAATCCTAAACCATCGTTACCTTCAATTTTTTTGGATAAAAATTCATTTAAAGCGAGAACAATTTTTTCTTTTTGACCAGATAAATCTTCAAATGTTTTGTCTATAATATCTGAAAAATTGCCAGGTCCATCAAAAACAAAATTATACGTTGGTGGAATACTAGTACCGTCAGTATTATCAGGAAATGGTTGAAAAAATATTGATTCTTTAATTGCTAATTCATTAATTTCTTCAGGAGAAAGAGCCTCTCTTTTGTATCTAATTTTAAATGTTTCCGCCCAATCAATATTAAAATCAGTTAAACTTTTTCTAACAGAATCCGAACCAACTAAATCAGAACTAGAATTAACTAAATTATTTACGACTCT